GCCGTAACCACTTGAGTTTGAATTATTGCTTCCGCCAACAATTGATCCGCAGGTATTGGTAACATTATTTGTGTCTCCGCCGCAGACTGTACCTGCTGATGATTGGGCAGAATTGCCATAACCGCCGCCCACGAAAGCATACTGGTCGTTTGCCTTATTTGCGTATCCACCTGCAATTGCTGAATAGCTTCCACTTGCTACCTGCGTTGCAGAATTACGCGACTTTTGCAAATCAGTCGCATGCGTTCCCCGCTTATTTCCCCCAGCCGTCGTCCCGTCCGGCACCTGCGCCAGCGTGGCCCCGCTTCCCTTCGCCACCAGCGCCACATCAGCGTTCGTGCTGGTAGCAGCCGCCGTAAGGCTGTCCACGTAGACCGTGGCGTTTGGCGACGCGGTGCTCTCGGCCTCGGTGAACTTGGTCAGGCCGCCGCCACCGCCGCCGGTGGCGCTCAGCGTGCCGCCGCTCAGCGAGAGGCCAGAGCCAACGCTGATCTCCTCCACCGCGCCGGTGCTCGCTGTTGTGCGGCCCAGCAGGCGCGCAGTGGCCATCGTGAGCCCACTGCCGGTGATCGCACCACTGGCCGCTGCACCGATGTCGCTCGCGCTCGGCCGAGCGTGCACGTGATCTTCCCTGGCGTAATCCGTGCTGGTGCCGATCGCAGCGGCAGCACCCAGCGCCAGTGGCGCCGCATCAGCTGCGGATGGGATCGTCGGCTTGCCACTCAGGTCTGAATAGGCACCTGTTGCGGCCACAGTCGCCAAACCAAGCGATGTGCGCTGTGCCGCAGCATCAGCAGCCGTCAACAGCGCACGACCAGCCGCGGTGCTATCGCTGATTGTGCTTGCCGTTTGGGTGTGCGCTGTTGGCGTCCTGGCATCCGTGAGTCTGCTGTCATTGCCTTTGACCACCTGCCCGGCCGCAGCATCGCCAGCGGCTGCTACATCCAACGATGCCGACGTGCCAAGCGTCGGCTTCTCGGTCAGATCCGCATAGGCGCCAGTGGTGGCCACCGTCGCCAGGCCGGTGATCGTGCTCGCTGACTGCGTGCCCGTGTGCGTGCTGCGGTCGCGCAGCTGGGCATCGGTCGCATTGGCCGTGGCGCCAGCGGCCACGCCATCCAGCTTGGCCTTGTCGGCCGCGGCCATCAGCCCAGGATCGCTGGTGGTGGCCAGTGGCAGCGTCACATCAGCACCGGTGGAGCTGGTCAGCAGTCGCGTGGATGCCGTGTAGCCCAGATCCGTGCTGCCGCCTGCAGCATCCAGCGTCGTGCCGGTGATCGTCAGATTCGTGCCCAGCGTCAGGTGCGTCAGCTTCCCAGCTGAGTCATCCCAGAACACCAGCCGATCAGCGCCTGGATCATCCGCCTGCAGCTCCTGCCCACTGACGCTCAGCACATCAGCAACGCTGGCGGCCAGCGTCACATCGCCAGTGTTCGTGCCTGAGCTGGTGCCGCTGAACGTCCCGCTCTGCGTGGCCAGGCTACCCAGGCCCAAGGTGCTGCGGGTGGCCGGTGCATCAGCTTGCGTCAGCAGCGATCGGCCGAATGCGGTAGTGGTCAGTGCCGCGATTGAGGTCAGATCACTGTCGAGCGGCTGATATGTCGTGGCAGCCGTAGCGGCAGATAGCGCACCGGTGATCCGGCTGTCGTCGCCCGCCGCAACAGTGCCGGCAGCGGTGCCGACGTTCAGCGTGGCAGCGCCTCCCAGCCCCAAGCTCACCCGGCCTGTCGCCGCATCAAGACCACTCGCGCCGCCGTCCCACCGCAGCCGCTCGATGTAGGCCGTGTCCCAGTTCGGGCTCAACTGCGCACCGATCGTCACCGTGACGCTGCCTGTGGAGGCATGCACACGCCCCACGATCGCCACCTGCTGCACCGTGCCGCTGGTCGGTCTGGTGCCGGTCAGCCCACCACCAGACGCCACATACAGCGCCTGCCCGATGCTGTAACTGCCGGTCGCCAAGCCGGTCAGCTCGCCGCCAACCACGGCATGACCCGTGCCGTTGTTCGCCAGCGTGTCGCTCAGGATCCCGATCGCTGGCATTGTGCCGACCGTGGTCGCATCAGCCGCCGCCACCTCGAGCGTGGTCGTATCGCCCACTGCGCCCGTCACCCGCACCGGCGTGCCCTTGACCAGCTGGCCGCCGCTGGTGTTCTTCACGTGGATGTAGACGCTGCCCGCCAGGTCACCATGGATGTGCGGGATCGTCACCACCGTGCCAGCGGCCGTGACACCCGCAGCAATCAGCGCATCCGTCAGCGCCTTGTCAGCTGCAGCCATCAGGCCTGGAAGGCTTGCTGTCGCAACTGGCAGCGTCACATCTGCGCCGGTGCTGCTCGACAGCAACCGCGTCGCTGCGTCATAGCTCAGATCAGTGCCGGGCACCAAACTGGCAATGGCCTGCGCCGTGGCGCGTCGGCTGTTGCCGCCCTGCACCAAATAGATCAGCTCAGTGCCAGCGAGCGGCGTTGTCGCTGCTGTCAGCTGTGAAACCTTTGAGTCAGCCATCACGCCTCCAGTAGCACTTTGAATCCATCTTCCTGCAGGATGTTGAAACTATCCTCCAGCAGTAGCCTGCCAACCGCGACCTTGGTCAGCAGCATCAGGCAGAACATGCCATCATCAACCAGCAATGGCGCCTCTCGCACGGTGAACGAGTCATTGCCCACGCTCACACTGTCGCCATAGGTGACACCGCCGAATAGCGCAGTCTCTGCGCGCAGCATGTACTCGTTGGTGATCACCATGCCATCAGCCACATACTCGCCCGGCGCATCCAGGATGCCCAGGCCGGTGGCGCCATTGGCTGTGACGGTCAGTCCGAAGTCACTCAGGAAATCAGCCGGGACGTCAGGCCCTGATGGAGGTGCCAGTGTCGCTGAATCCTTCGTGAGCAGCATCACGCAGAACACGCCGTCATCGGCGATCAGTGGCGCCTCACGTACGGTGTAGGCGTCGCCCGCCACCGTGACGCTATCGCCATAGGTCAGACCGCCGAACTTCGACACTTCAGCACGCAGCTGGTACTCATTCGTGATCACCCGGCCATTGGCCACGTACTCACCAGGCATGTCGAGGATCCCCAGACCAGAGGTGCCGTTCGCGGTCACGGTGACCCCGAAGTCTTCCAGAAAGTCTGTTGGATCCTCAGACCATGCCATCGCTCAACCTCAGCCGTACTTCTTGAGACCGAAGCCCAGGCAGGTAACGGCGCTCGAGGCTGTGCCGGTCTTAGCCGTGCAGCTGAGGCGGATGTACCGCTTCAGGTCATTGCTGTTCAGCGTCAGCACCTGCTTCGCGGCGGCATTGCCGATCGCGGTGAAGGTGCCGCCAGTGACAGCGGTGAAGGTCGAGTTGTCCGAGGACTCCTCGATCCTGAAGGTCAGATCGGCACCGGCGCCGGCAGCGGTGCCGGTGAGGATGATCTGCACGTCGCCTTCGTAGTCCGTGATGTCCACGCCGGCCTGGTTGCCGGTCGCGGTGATCGTGGTGGTCGGGAGCAGCGTGAAGTGCTGGAGCTTGTCCAGCGTATGCTCATGAACGGCCATGGGTCTTGGGGGTGCGGGGTTTGCGCGCCCGAGGCTGCGCCTCAGGCTCAGGGGCTGGATCAGGGACCGGATCCCGCACCACCTCCGCCTTGCCGCTGCCGAGCAGCAACCAGGCATCAGAGCTGGATACCTCAACCACATCACCAACCCGGGCAGGCTGGCCGCTGATCGAGGTCTGGCGCAGGATCCGAATCCTCATGATCACAGGGTGTTGTTACCGCGGCAGAACGCCTCAGGGTGACGGACAGCGAAGTCCAGATCCTGCAGCGCGATCACGCGGACGCCGCCGCTCTTGGCCAGGGCTGCCATATCGACGTTCAGGTCGATGCCAGACCAGAGGCCCAGGAGCAGCTGATTCCACACGCCGAAGAACACATCGCCAGCCGCGACCTGGTTCGAGCGAACCACGGGGTAGCCGTTGACGGTGCCGCCGGGCTCAAGCACGAACTGAGCCGCGCCGGATGCCTTGTCGGTCGTCTTGAATGCGCCGTAGCGGGTGGAGTTCGTCAGGTATGCCATCGCGCCGATGTCAGCGTTGTCGGCATTGATGCTGGTCTCCATGTCGACCAGCTCGGCATACGTCGGGCTGTCGGCGGCAAAATCCACGGTGTTGATGCCCGTGGTCAGCTTGACGCCTTGAGGCTGACCGCTGGAGCCCGCACCGTAGAGGCCGGCTCGGTCGATCTCCAGCGCCAGAGTTTCAACCAGGTCATTGCGGACCAGGGTCTCAACGTCCATGCTGGACTGCAGCATCAGCCGGCGGGTGAAATCGGTGTAGGCCCCCACGGTGCGGGGGGTCATGGTCACCTGATCAACCGTCGGGTTGCTGCCGGTGGGATCGCCACCTTCGGCCAGCCAGTAGGCGGTGCTGGCGCCCGTCTTGCGGGGGATCGCAACCGGACCTTGAAGGCCGGTCAGCGTGGTCATGCCCAGGGCGTTCAGCGCCAGGCGGTTACGCAGCTGTTCAATGAAGCTGCCGGGGCGGGCGTCGGTGAAGACCAGATCACCAGCGGCGCTGGCGCTGGCGACGGTCAGGTCGCGCTTCAGCACGTCATGCGGCACCCAGATGCCACGGGCAGCCTGGCCGGTCTTCTGCTCCACAGCAGCCGAGCACTCACGCTCGAAGGCCGCGGCCTCCTGCAGTGCACGGTTGGTGGGATCCATTTGAGCGCGGATCGCGTTCAGGAAGGAGAAGCTGCGGGCCTCCTTGTCGGTCAGGCCGATGTCGGCGGAGCCGCTGGCGATGGGCTGGGCGGCGGGGGTCACAGACGCTGCAGGGGTGGCGGGTTGCTTGGCACGCTTGCCGATTGCAGCCAGCACCTCACGCATTGCGTCAGCTTCGCTGGCGCCACGCTCGATCAGGCCCTGAGCCAGATCGTCGGTGCTGTGCTCGCGGCAGAGGCTGGTGATACCGGCGACGCGGGTGCGCTCATCGGCCGCAGCCTGCGCCCGCACCGCCTCGAGGTCGATGGTCGGTTCCATGGGTTTGGTGGTTGGGGGGTTGGTTGCGGCCGGGGCCGCGGTGGCGTCATCATCGAGACTTCGCCCGATTCCGACGCTGGCATCAGCTGGCACGCTGACGACGGACACCTCATGGGGCTGCCATGAGGTGGCCAGGATTCCGTCCTGGCCGTTCGAGCGCAGCGGCTGCGCATCGGTGATGCTGTAGCCCACCGACACATTGCGAAGGATGCCATCGCGGATGTCGGTCAGCTTCTCCTCTGCGAATGCGCTGCGTGAGAACCGCACACGGACATAGCCGCGAGCATTCTCAACCCAGCCCTTTTCAATCACGCCCAACACTTGGTTGGGGTCGTGATTCCACAGAAGAGGAGCACCATCATTCAGGCGAGTCATATCCATGGCGCCATCGCCATGGCTCAACACCTCGGGACCGTACCAGCGGTCGACGGGAACCTCTGAGCTGAAAGGAAACTCCAGCGTGCGAGCATCCTCTTCGCCTTTGCCGCGCACAGCGGTTGCGTAATCGAAGGATGCCACTCGCTGCAGCGGCTCTCGGTTCAGCTCGCGCAGATCCATCGTTCGGCCATTACCTGGACTCAGCATAGCCCTGTCACCCGTTGCCTCCTCGAACAGGATCGGCTTGTAGTCGTGATCGGCCAGCCATGCCTTCGCTTCAGCGACAGTGAAGCGATCGGCATCGAAGCGAATCGCTTGAATCTCCACAGGTTGATCTGGGTTGATGCCAAACACAAAATCAATCCCAGGACCACCGGCATCCTGCTCACGTGCGAATCGTTCAAACTGATCGGGATCGACCAACCTGGCAGCGTGCTCATTCGGATATGGCATCAGACCATGCCTCCGTCAGCGGCTGCCAATGGGTCGGCATTGGGGTCTTGGCTTGCGGTCGCGCTGGCGTCTGCCGGAGTGGACTGCGCCGCGATGTCATCAGTGGCGTAAGGATCTTGAGGGATGATGCTGCCCGGCGGCCGCGCCTGGGTCAGGCCGGCGCCGGACACCTTGCCCGGGTCGATGTCGAGCGTCAGACCCAGCTCCTGCGCACGAGCCCGTTCTGATGCCAGATCCTGCAGCAGATCCTCCAGATCGCCACCACCAGCGGCCACGATCTCAGCCTGGCTCTTGAAGCCACACCGCACTGCATCCTTGTAGGCGGCCACCTCCTTCTGTGGATCCACCCATTCCCATCCACGCGGGAACCACTTCACCGCCTCGTAGCGCTCCGGCATCAGATCGAACCCGGGCAAGGTCAGCTCACCGGCGGCCTGTGCTGCCATCAGCCAACGCTCGAACACCGGCTGGCACACGTGCTCGATCAGCCAGTCCTGCAGCATGCGCCACATCTCCCGGTCCTCCAGCAGGCTCAGTCGGCTGGAGCTGTAGTTGCTCTGGCTGAAGTCCCGCGAAATCGTCTCGTAGCTGCATGAGACCGCCGCGGCCACCGCTCGCAGCATGCCGCGCATGAACGGCTCGAACTGGCCATCAGGCGCGTCCAGTTGGGGGACGCTCACGCTCTCGCCCGGCGCCAGGTACTTGAACACGCCCGGCTCGAAGTTGCTGACCCGCTCGTCGTCGTACACCTCATCACCCTGCAGCTCACCCTCAGGACTGGTGATGAATCCCATCAGGCTGGAGCTGGCGCGGGCCCGCACCACCTCGGCCTCCTCATAGCCCTGCAGGTGGTGCAGCCGCTTCACCGCCGACGACATCCATGGCACACCACGGGTCTGCCCAGGGCGGTCGGTCACGAACAGGTGGATCACCTCAGATGCCGGCACCTCCCGGGTCTCGTACCCGACGCCATTCACCATGTCGCCAGGATGCCGCGTGCGGAAGGCATAGCTGATGGGCCGCTGCCACCGGTTGACACGCACGCCCATGCGCCACTCGCTGCCATCCGGAAGCGGACCCAGGCTTTTGCCCTCGTCGCAGTAATCGCTCTCGATCACCTCCAACGACAGCGGCACACGGCCGCGGCCCATGGACTCCGGCACGATCCGCAGGAACACCTCGCCTGATTCGGCGACGC